AAATTTTTCATTTTGAATTTTATTTATTTCAAGTAATAAATTTTTTGTATCAATAATTTTATTATTTTTATAAATTTTATAAGCTCTATACATAATAATATTGTGTAAAAAATCATAATATATATTATCTTTAGATATCATAGTATTAATAATAAATGATAATAAAAGAGAATTACTAATGGTATTTTCTTGTGTAGGAATTCCAACTATAGAATTAACATATTTTATAATTTCTTGATTTATTGAATTATTATTTCTTATATATTCATTTTCTGCATTATTAATAATATAATTAGTAACATGTGATATATTATAAGCATAGTTATTAAATGTTTTATTATTTAGTGTTGTAGTTGTAAATTCTCTATCTGTGACACCATCTGTGTATTCCTGCATTTTAATAATATTATCTACATAATCTATATTATATTCTTCACTCGGTTTAATATATTCTTTTGAATATTCAAGAATATCATAAAAAACTAATGATTGTGAGAAGTTAATGATATTAACATCTAGTTTTAATTGTATATAAAATAATAAATACATTGAGAGAATATTTTGAAGTTTTGTATAATATAACATTTTTAAATTTAAAACATAACGAAGGGTAAGATATTCATCTGGAATATTTTTTATAAATGATATAAACTTAAATTTAAATACTATAATTTGAAGTAAATTTTTAATTATTTTTTTCAATTTGTCCTTTATTATTTGTTTATTATTAGTAATATATTCTTGTAATTCACTATAATTATAGTTTGTATTGGATATTTCAACAAATATATTATTTAAGTTATCTTTAATATAATTTTCATATGTTATATTATGGATAGATTCAGATTCACGATTTAACGTTTCTATTTGTTCTGTTAAAATATCTTGTTTTTTTCTAAAAACAGTCGGCCAGGGGCCTCCCCCATGATATATATTTTTCCTAGTATTATTATTATGATGTTTTGATTTTTTTTTTGTATATTTATTTTTCATTATATATTATTAATATATAAATAATATATAATTTGTAAGTTATTATTTAAATAATAATTATTCTTCCATAGAAGAATTATTTTCAAAATTTTTAGAATTAAATTTATAATTAATTACAAACATTTGTTGAGCAGGATGTAAAGAATTAATATAATCAATAACAACCTTTTTATCAACAACTTTATTTAATTCTTTAAGTTCAGTTATATATTTTTTATGAATATTAAACATATGAACCTTATATTGAAAATCATATTCTTTTAATGGTTTTTCTTTACGAATAAAACAACTAATATAATTTAAAAATAATTCATTAGTATAACTATACATCAATAATTTAAATTTATTAAATAATATTGAACATTCAGGATAATAATAAAGAAATTCTTTAATTTTATTTTCTTTTTTTAGACTTAAATAATTATATTGTAATTTAGGATGATTACCTCTTAATTTACGTACCTGTTCATAATTAGGATTACGTATTTTACTACGTTCTCCAGTATTACTATATAACATACTACCTACACAATTAAAGTTAACATTGTTACTAGAATAATGAGATTCTAAATTTTCATATGAATCTAAAGTAAATTTATTAGGAATTTTAATAGTAGTATTTAAAAATGGATATGGAGGAGTAGTAGCATATTCATTAATATTAATTTCAGTAATGTTAATATCAGGAAATTTAAGATTATCAATATAATATATTTTAATTAAAAAAATAATAGGTGTAGTAATAGGTGAAACAATTCTATTAAAAGGATGTTGAAGAACAAAAGAATATTGATATTTTTTATCCAAACTATCAATACTAAAATTATTAAATTTACATGCATCAAAAAACATACTTCTAAAAGTAGTATTATTAAAATTGGTATTATTATCAACATTAAATAAATTATAATTTTTTACATCATTAAAATAAAGAATATTAGCACCAACAGTAGATTTTGTAGCAATTTCCCAACACTCATTAATATTATCATAAAATACATTAATCATAGTGCCATCAACAAATTCTTCAATATATACATCAGACGGTTTAAAATTATTTTTAAAATTATCATAACCAATCGATTTTGAAGGACTAATAGCCATTACTCTATTATCTCTTACAATAATAGATCTAAATTTAGAAAGTTCTTTAAATTTATCATAATCACTAGATTCATATTTTTTAAGAGTATTTTTATTATATTTAATAATCTTATAATTACAATTATTAAATGTATAATCTTTATCCTGATAATCTTCAGAATTATAAGTAGATAATATATTAATATTAATATTCATTATATGAAAGATGTATATATATTAAATATATGTTAATCTTTAAATATTATTAATAATATATTTATGATATAGTTACAAATATATTATTAATAGTAATAAATTTATAAATATATTATTAATAGTAATAAATTTATAAATATATTATAATTATATTATAATTATATTATAATGGAAAGTGAAATAAATAATATAAATTTACAATTAGGAGATATAATACAAATAGATTCAGCATCAAATAGTGAATTGCATGATAAAATATTTTACATAAATTTTATAAATAATAATAAAATACTACTAATAAGTGAAGAAAAAATATTAACACTAGATATTTCAGAAGAAGGTAAATTATTAGAAGAATCAATAGATAATATAATTTTATTACATAGACAGCTAAGTCCAAGTTTTATAATACAAAATAATATAAAAACCAATAAATATATATCAATTTATTTTGGAGAACCATTACCCAGTATACTGAATGGTATAGTTACAAATGTAGAAGAAGATATGATAGAAATAACACTGATTCCAAATAAAGAAATTATATATATAGATTTTGCATATTCTGGAATACCAGAAAACTTAAATATTGAAAAAATAGTAGTGAGAGATAATAAGGATGAATTAAAAACTATAGAAGATATAGAAGAGGATAAAGAGTTAAACAAAGAAGATATAGATTATACAGAAGAAAAATATCTAGATTTAGATAATAACGAAGAGTTAGATTATGATTTGATAAATCATAAAAATGATGATGAAGTAAAAAAAATATTATTAGATTCAATAGTATTTGAAAATGATACAGAAGAATTATATCACACAGTAAATGTACCAGAAAATGAAAAAAGATATGCAATTGAAATGCAAGCAACAGATTTTATGGATAATATGATATCAAAATACAATAAAAAATTTAATTATGAAATGTATATAGAAAATTTAAATAAAGAATTGAATAGATTCAAAGAATTAAGATTATTATATTCTAATTTTGATAGTAATAATATACCACATATACCAGAAGGAAAAACTGAATTTAATAAACCATTAAAAGAATTATTATATAATTTAAATAAAAAAATATATTGGATATTGCCTATAGTAAGTTATAAAAAAAATGTAATATATCAACAAGAAACACAAGATTCAGAATTATATGATGATTTTTTAATTTTAAAAAGTGATAATGATTTTATAAGAGAATTAAAGAATGTCACAGATAGATGGATAGATAATAGTTCCAAAGAAAAAATAAATGAATATAAATTATATATAAATAATTTATTAAATATAATAGATAATCTAAAATTAAATACTGATTATGAAGAAGAATTAAATTTAGAGGTAAAAACACAACTAGACGTGATAAATGATATGTTTGATGATTTTTATAGTTATTCAATTAAGTTATATAACAAAGAATTAAATATAAATAAGGAAAGATTTTTGAGAGAAGTAGTTATTGAAGGAACAAAAATGTTAGAAATAAATACTAGTGGAGATAAAAAAATAAATAAATCAATTGAATTAACACCAAATAATAAAATAAAAATAATAGGATTTTTAACATTACCATTATCAATATTTAATTTTTCAAAAATAAATATGAACTATTCAAATATATTAGAAAAGAGCAATTTAAATAATAATTTCTTAAATTATTATAAATTATTAAATAATAATACAATTATAAATAAATATATATTAGATGATAGAATAAAATATGATTTTATTAATTCTCATAATAATATACACAATAATAATATTTTAAATAATATTTCTAATTTCTCAATTGATTCAGGTATATTATTAAGCAATGAAGAAAAATATAATTTATTATTAGAATCATTTATACCAACAAATAATAAATTAATTGATATTTTAGCTAGTTATAAAGAATTTTTAAATTTTGAATCGTTTTATAATGAATCACAATGCGCAAATATAGATAAGTATACTTTAGATAGTAAAGATTATAATAAACTTACAAAATTAATAAATGATAATATAATAAAATATAAAGAAAATTATTTTAAGAATAAAGATAATCTAGGGAATCTATTAAATATTTTAAATAAAGATAATTTCAAAGATGTAGATATATATGATAAGGCCAGTTTAGATTTTAATTTATTATCTAGAGAGATAAAAGATGAGTTATTAGAGATTTATAATATAACAGAGAAAGAATTTATAAGTAAAACAGAAATAATATCAAGATTTTTTAAAATAGATAATTGTAGACATTTTTCAAATACATTAAATAAAAATATAATGGATTTAATAATAACAGATTTAGTTGATAACTTATTAAAAAAATCTAAATTAGCAGAAGAACAAGAAAGTAAAAATGTAGAAGAAGAAAAAAAAATAGAAGAAATGAATGATAAATGTAATAAATATTATTTAAGTAAAAAATATAATTCAATTGAAAATTTAGAATATGATAATGATAGAGAAATATTTTTTGATTCAATATATGATAATACATTATATAGTTTAATAAATGAATATATACCAGAAAAAAATAGTATGGATACAGAAAAATTTATAGAATTTCTAACAGATAAAATTATAGATATTATGAATATAACAAGAGATAAAGCAAAAAGAGAAGCTATTTCTATAGTTAATGAAAAAAGAGAAATAATAGATGGAGATTATGCACTATTAATTGATAAAGAAACAAATAAAAACTATATATATATTAGAGATAAAAGAACTTGGATATTAGATGAATCATTTAAAGATGATTTTTATATTGATTCAAATAAAATATTATGCGATAAAGATAAGGATTGCATATCGTTAAATGATAAATGTATGTCAATGGAAAAAGTTAAAAAAAATAAATCAGAAGAACAAATTAATAAAATATTAGAAAATTTTAAATTAAAATATAATTTAAGCATTGAAGAGATAAGAGCAAATATAGATATAAATTATGAATCTTCAAAAAAATATTTAAAAAATATTATAAATATAAATAGATTTAATGAAGAAAATATTAATAGAAAATTATTAGAATTATATAGAGAAGAAGATACAATTATAATATCACCATATGAATATTTGAGAGATACAATATTATCTCTCAAAGATATCATTAAAAAAAATAATTATATAAAAAAATTTTGTTTACAATTAACAAGAGAATCTATAAATGATGAAAATAATTATTGGTTATATTGTAATAAAACTAATGTTAAATTAATTCCAAAATTTTTATTAAAATTAGCAAATGTTTTTGATGATAAAATAAAATATTTGAGAGAACTAGATACAATTTGTGCAGAACAAGGAACAATAAGCGATGATAATAGTTATTGGGTAGATAAACACAGTGGATATATTATAAAATCTATTGAATTTAGCAATGATGAAGGATTTGATGAGCAAGGATATAAATTAAATACAAAAGAATTATTACAAGATGATTATAATGTTTCTTTAATAAACAAACAAAAAACACTAACCCCAGATATTGATACTATTAATGCTATAATTAAAGCAATGATAAATATGATGGGTATAAAAATAAATAATAATGAATTTATTATAAATAATGTATTGAAAATACAAAAAAAAAGTATTCCATCAAAAGAAGAATATGAGAAACAAATAGAAAAATTAGTAAAAAAAGATAAAAAATCTAAAAGTTTACCATCATATGAAGATACATATAATTCATCATTATTATTACTAACATTATCATTTTTAATAGTTAATATTCAATCTAGTATACCATCTATTAAAACAAAAAAAACATTTCCAGGTTGTATCAAATCATTTAGTGGATATCCATTTGAGGGCGATCAAGATAAAACAACTATTATGTATGTTGCTTGCATAGCAAATAAAATAAAGAGTTCTATTAAACCTTGGAATAGTATATTAAAAACATCAGAGTTAAATATAGTTAAAAAATTAGATACAATAATTAAAAACCATATTTTAACTAATAAAGAAGTTAATGAATTATTTGATAAAAAAAGAGAATATTTATTATTAAATGAAACCGAAACAATACCAGAAGAAATATCAATAAATAGTTGGCATAACTTTATGCCCGCATTAATAGAAATAAATATTGATAAAGAAAATTTAATTCCATTACCAGATACATTAAAAGATGAATTAATTGAATCATTAACAAAAGGAAAAAAAAATAATATAAAAGAAATAACACAATCAAAAATTATATACTTAAGTAATGAAATTATTAATTCAATTCAAAAAATTACAAAAACACACGGAGTATTATTAGAAAATAATATAGGAGAACCATATTTAGAAAATGCATGTTGTAATTCAAGTTTAAATACGATTGAATATTTTACAAATAGAGATAAATCAATAATAGAAAATAATGCACTTATTTTTGTTTATAAAGATTTAATTGAAAGCTTAAATAGTCTATCAAAATCATCTATACTATATAATAATGAAAATACAAAAAATATATTTTCTACTATAAAAAAAGATTTTAATGAAATAATAATATATAAAACCTTTATCCATTTTTGTAATTTTAATAATGATATACCTATAGATGATGAATTGAAAAGTATATGTATCGAAAAACCTCTTGATTTTATTAATAATAATATACTAGACACAATAGAAAATTTAAAATCACAAGGAAAAGTATATACTAAAGATAATTTACTAGAATTATTATCAATAATAGGAAAAAGAAATTTTATACTATTTGATTCTACTATAGATAAATTAAATAATTCAGATCTATATAAGTTATATATTGAAGAATATAAATCTATAGAATTAGAAGATAAAATAGATGATCTATTATTTGAAAAATTAGATATATTATTTGAAAATATACAAATAAATAATAGTGATAATAAATATCTTGATAATGTTAAAAATTATATCTCAAAAGTTAATACTATATTATATAATAAAATTTTAGAATATATTAAAAAAATACCTAGCTTAAATAAACAAACATTAAAATTGATAGAATCAATGCTAAATATAGATGTTAATATAAATAATATTAAATTTCATCAAAATTATATAAATAATTTGTTATCAGTTTTTCCAAATATAATAATTAAAAAAAATATAGATTATTCTGCAATTCCAAAACATTGGAATTTATCTACATTTCATAATAGTGATATAATTAATATTATTAAATCATATTATGAAGAATTAATGACTTTTTCAGAAGTAAAAGAATTTGAATTAGTATTTAAAATTATTAATAATAAATGTTCTATATTACAAAAATTAATCAATATTACCTTATATAATGAAAAAATTAAAATAAGTAATTCATCTAAAGAACAAGTAATTTATAGTATTTTTGATTCTGAATTTATTAAATATTTTTATACATATGTTTACTATACAATTTTTAATGAATTAATTAATATTAATCATAATACACAATTTAAACTAGAAATAGCAGAATATACAGAATACGATCCAGATACATTTAATGACAAAATTTTTAATTTTATTAATATATTTTTAAAAATAATGAATAAACACCATAATATTTTAAATAATAATTATAAAAAAATTAAAGAAAAAATTCAATATTCAAAAGAAAAAGAAAAAGATTTAATAACTGATTATTTAAAAAGTTTAACAGATGAAGAAAGAGAAATTGAAAATTTATTTAAAAATAATAAATTAGAAAAATGGAGTAAAGGTTTACAAAAAGGATTAACACAATATGTTAAAGAAAATTATGATGAAGAACGAGCTGAAATTATAGAACAAGCTAAGAAAGAATATAAATTAAAACAAAATAATAATGTAACCGAAATGAATAAAGAAATATACAAAATAGATATGGAAGAACAAGAAAAAATAGATAAAGAAATAGATAATGAAGAATATAGTATGTCTAATATTCCCGATGATGATGATGCTGATAGTGAATATGAATATGAATATGAATATGAATATTAAATATGAATCTTTAAACTATTAATAAAATAGTTTAAAGATATTATACACAATGTATATTATATAATAATGTATAAACCTGTCTCGCTATTAGTATTAAATATGCTTAATAATGCTATGTGTTTTCTTCATGTAAATCCTGGTCCTAATGTTAAAACATTCAAATATGTTGGCAATACTCCGCCTCTGGGTTATTTTGATCCTTTAAAACTTACTATGAATAAAAATGAAAATAAGATTAAGTTTATTCGTGAAGCAGAATTACAACATTGCAGAACAGCGATGTTAGCAAGTACTATAATTCCAATTTTAGAATATTTAGATTCTGATAATTCAGTTATGGGAATTAATTACTTAAATTCATTAGATTTTATATATCAATTACCGTTTTGGATGTCTATTGGTGTTTTTGAATATAATCGTATGATTATTGGTTGGGAAAATCCATTTATAACTAATACAACATTTAAGCTTAAAGAAAATTATCAACCTGGTAATTTAGGAAATTATGATATTAATGATATATCAGATGATATGTTAAATAAAGAATTAAATAATGGACGCCTTGCGATGATTGCTTTTATTGGTATTTTAGGACAAGAATTAATAACTGGTAATTGTGTTTTTTAAATATATTAATTTGATAAATATATAATTAATATTATATTTATTTTATATAATATTAATTATGTTAAAGTATTTTATTATAAATAACAAATCATTAGTATCTATTATTATATTTTTGATATTTTTTATTTCAATTGTAATATGTAAACCTAGTATAATTTTTGATAAAAATGGAAAACCAAGAGAATTTGGATTAGGATATAAAAATAAAACAATTCTTCCGATATGGTTATTAATTATATTATTTGCAATAATATCCTATTTATTTGTATTAATATATATCAATTTTAATATATTTTCATTTTAAATTTTTTGTATAAACTTTTTATTAAATTAAAAATTATATAAAATAATATAAAATAATATTAAATTAAATGAAATTTTTAATATTATTTTGCTTATTTTATTTTGTTAAAACATTTAATATTGCAATAGTAGGTGCATCAAGTAATTTAGGAAAAGAAATTATATATCAAGGAATAAGAGATAAAAATCTTAATATATTAGGATTTACAAGTAAGAGTAAAATAACACTTCCTTATAGAGGGGATACTTTTAATAATAAAATTATAATGCCTGAATTTAAAAATTCTAATCTTACTCTTGAAAATTATTGGAAAAATATACAAGATTATAAGTATACACATCTAATTTTTTGTACTAGCGCCGGCCCATTTCAAAAAGATTATTCTGATATTTTAATAGAAAAATTTTTAGATAATATACCAAAATCATGTAAAAGCATATCATTAGTAAGTGCATTTGGTGTTGGGGATAGTTTAAATGAAGGTAATATAGGTATAGAAATTATGAATAATTTCTACTTAAAAGATGTATATAGAGCTAAAAATAAACAAGAAAAATTATTAAAAAAATTAGATTTAGATATAAAAAAAATTATATATAGACCAAGAGCACTTTCATATGGATATACAAATTTAAATTCAATGTCTAGATATAAATTTGCAAAAATAATTTTAGATGATTTAGAATTATAAAAACAATTTATTCTATAGCTACATAATAATTACCATTTATTTCAATATATATATTTTGAGGTAATTGTTGATTAATACCAACATAACGAAGTTCCATTTTAGAAAATTCAATTTCATTATCTGTATTATTTATAAATCTATCTGCATATTTATCTATTAAATCAATAAATAATGAACTTTCACTCAAATTAGTCATATTATCTTTTGAAGTTACCTGTTTCCATTTTTTACCATATATTGGCATATATTCAGCTTTTTCTTGCAATATTTTATACTCTTGATTTGATTCTTCTGTTGTTTTTTCACATGTAATATTTAATATAAAATTATATGATACAGTTGATATTAAAACACCTGCTAGTAAATACCAAACCATTTTACCAATAAAATTTTTAGCATTTATATGTTGATAAATTTTTGTTATATCTACTTCCTCAACATTATCTTTTATTATTTTAGAAGCTTGTAATTCGTCTATATAATTATTAAATTCATCTAAATCTAATGGAAATTCATTAATAAACATTGCATAATTTTTTTCTATATTGTTTAATGCTTCAATAAGAGAACTATTTTTATCTGTAGAATCACCAGACATTTTTTCTGTAGGTGCCATTATTTTTTTAAAATGATCTGATACACCTAGAATTTTTACTACTAAATATCCTATAGTATTTGAAAATGGATTAATCCAACCCGGCCATATTTGTAATATGTAATATAAAACTCCAAAAATTAAAAACCATGGTAACATAGTAATAAATAATATTTTACCCCAATTTATAGCATTACTAATACATAATGCTTTTGAAATAGTTATATTAATAAAATATGTACCCAATAATAATAAACCAATATAAATAAGTAACAAAATATTATTATTATTATTATTATAAACTTCTATATTACTATCAGTTTTAGAGTAAAACATATAAGTATTTACAACAGTATAAATACTAGTAATAACCAAAAAATAAAATATAGTATTTGTAGGATTTGTAACATTAATACCTTCGTTTACACCCAAATCTATACCTTGATTTATACCTTCTTCTATATTAGATGTTACATTTTGTAAATTATTGTCACTTGATGTCATTAATTATATTTATATGTATAAATTATTTTTTAAATATAACATTATAATTAAAAAATAATTTATATGGATTTTAAAAATATAGAAAACTATTTAAATTTAAATAATCATTTTATATCAAAATCAGAAGATTTAAATAAACCTAAATTAATTGAACCTGGTGTAAAATATTTTTTTAAAAATATTTTAAAAGAATGCCATACAATTAAAATGAAACATTATAATATTTATTATAATATTATATTAGCTGTTTTATTTTTTGGAATTTTAGGAATAATACTTTGTTATAGATATAAAGGTAAAAAAACAAAAGAAGAACAATATAGAAAAACATTAAAAGATAAACAATATATAATGTCTAAATTAATATATTATAATAGACAAGATTTAGATAATAAACAAAAAATTAGAAATAATATGATTACTAATTTACCAGATTATGGCAATCATCCAGAAGCGGCACAATTACACAGAAAAATATATTTTTAATTTATAATAATGACTGATAAAATTGAAAATAATTTATTGAATGAGGAGGAATATAATAAATATTTAGATGAAATAAATTATTACTATAATTTAAAAAAGAAATATAATAAACAAATTGAAAATATTAAGAATAAAATTATATTATCAGACAAAAGTATAGAAGAAAAAAAAAAAATTTATGCAAAACAAAAATATAAATGTATAAATTGCGGAAAATTAGGAGGTACTATTTTTAATGAATCCAAACAATTTCTAAAAGCAACTTGTGGAAATATTGAAGAACCATGTTCACTTAAAATAGATATTATTAAAATCACACCTATTATGATAGATGAACAAATAATTAAAATAAGTAATACTATTAAAAATATAAAAGAAAATATTGTTTTAACTAAATTAGATTTTTTATTTAATTATATTGAAGAAGATGTAGCTGTAGAAAATTTTGATAATTTTAAAAAATTATTAGAAAATAACCAAGAAATTTATAATGGAATATACAATATATATATAAATTTAACAAATAATAAAGAAATAAACGACTTATTAAATACAAAATTATTAGAATATAATGAAAGTATAATTAGTTATAAAGAATTTATAAATTTATATTATACTACAAATGAAAATAAATACTTAAAAGAAGCAATAGAATTTTATAAAATTACCATAAAACCATTAGTTGAAAATATAAGACAACTTAAATATAAAAATAATTATATTGAAACAATAAAAAATAATGATAATGATGAAATATATGAAGAACAAATTATGTTATTTCAAGAAAAATATAATAAAAAAGATTTAGAATTTATAAAATTATAGAAATTAATAATATTTTTTATTATTAAAGGATATAATGTTAAAAAAATTTAATATTTTTAATATAATTAATTTAAAATTTTTTCTTATTAGTTTATTAATTGGATTATTATTTATGTATTTAGATAATGGAAAACGTAAAATTAATGTTTATCCTACACCATCAAATATTAATAAAATAGAATATAAAGATAAAGCAGAAAACTGTTATGAATACGAATTAGAAGAAGTTAAATGTCCTAGCAAAAAATCAGAAATTAATCATATACCAATCCAATAAATATTATTTTTATTATTTATATAATATTTATATATTTATTATATAAATGATAGCAAAAGGTGTTAATACATTAATTAAAAATATACTATATACAGAGAGAGGAAAAATAATATTATCTATTATTTTAGGTTTAGGGTTAGCAACATTATTTAGAAAATTTTGTGAAGGTAAAAATTGTTACTCTTTTATTGGTCCAGAACAAAAAAATGTAACAAATCAAATATATTCTTTTGACTCTAAAAACAATACATGTTATACTATGAAAGAAAAAAATATTAAATGTGGTAATAAAGAACAATCATTATATTTTGCGTAAATAACTATTAATAAAATTATAATTTATTATTAATAATGGAACAAAATATATCTATTCAATCACAAAGTGGAATTACATCAATATCTCAATTACCTAATTCAGATAAATCTAATAACAATCTTACATTAAATACAAATGAATTAAATCAACAAATGGTAAATAATTCTATTCAAAATACACCTAATCAAAATACATCTAATCAAATTATACCCAATCAAAATATAGAAATTCAAAATAATAATTCAAATTATAATGAATTAGTTACACAATTACAACATGCTAGTAATTCTGGAGCAACATGCTTACCTTCACGCGATATTCCAATAAATACTAATGTTGTAAATAATGATGTTCAAATTAAACCAAACTATATTCCTCAACAAAATACTAATAAAGATTACATTAATAATTTTGAAACACCTGAAAATTTAATAAATGAAAATAAAATTAAACAAACTTATACAGATAATTTAGAACTATTTTATAATGAATTACAAATTCCACTATTATTATCAACATTATATTTCTTATTTCAATTACCTTTTTTTAAAAAAACATGTAAAAAAATATTACCATTTCTATTCGCATCTGATGGAAATATCAATTTAAATGGTAATTTATTTAATAGTGTTTTATTTTCAGGAATATTTTATATTTTATTTAAATTAATAAATAAATTATCATTAACAATATAATAAAATTAAATCTTATTTATAGTTATATTTGCTTCATTTGCCAAATCATATACTAATTTATCATTTTTATAATCATTTATATAATTTATTTCTTTTATTCCCGATGAAACCATTAATTTCATGCAATTATAACATGGAAAATGTGTTATATATGCTATACTATTTTCACAACTAACACCTCTTTTAGCACAATCACATATTGTATTTTGTTCTGCATGAATTGTAGATATATTATGATTATCTTTTATTATTTCCTTATGCTCGCACCCAGCTATGTAACCATTATATCCTTGTGCAATAATTCTATTATCTTTTACAAAAATACACCCTACGTGTAATCTATTACATGAAGAACGTTTTGCGGTTATTGTAACTATATCTTTAAAATATTCTGACCATGAAGGCCGTTCCATTATATTATTTATATTATTAATAATAATATATTTAAATAATATAAATAATTTATTTAAATATATATTAAACTATATTATTATAATTATGATAAGTATTCTAGATAAATTTAATGAAATTCAGAGTATTAAAAAATCAAAATATGTAGCAGGTTCTGTAGAAAGAATTTATGAATATCATGAAAAATCTGGAAAAGATGCAAGCGGTTACGCTCCTGTATTTATAAATCCGGCAGTTGAACAAAAAAAAAGTAAAAAATCATTAAATTAATAGGCAAATCAGAAATAAATATTTAAACAGTTGGAATAAATTTCCAATTTAGTTCTTCACAAATTTTTTTCCATATATCATCTTGTTCCATACGTTTTTCTCTATCTTTTAACATTGGAAAATATGGTAAAAAATTTGTTTCTCCTAACAATTCACACAATTTATATAATGTATAATAATAATTTAAAAAATTTACTCTATCTTTTGGACAAAATAATGCATACGGTTTTTGAATTTCCATGAATAAATTACATAATTTTTCTTCTAATTCTGGTAACATAATTGGAGGTTTTATACCCAATTTATCTTTAATAAATGGTATATGTTCATAATATTTATTATAACCTAAATTTTTTAATATTTCTTTTGTTTTTTTATTATCAAGATTATTTAAACTTATTCTTTCTTTTTTTATTTGATTTTTTATGTTTTCAAATACTTCTTCAGGAATATTTGTACTTTCTTTTGCTTGAAATTGTGCTAATATCTCTCTTAAATGATTTATTCTTTTATATGCATAAAAACATACTTCTTTTGGTGGTTCTTTATATGATGGTTTTTCATTTTCTATTAAATATTTTATTGTTTTTGAACAATTATTGCATATACAAATTCCATCAGCTTCAACATAAATAAGTTCGCCATTTTTACATGATTTACATATATCTGATTGATAACAATAATTATCTAAATTTAATGATAAATTATCTATATTATAAAAATATTTTTTAATATAATTTTCATTTATTGACTCATGATTATCATCTAAAATTATATTATTTTTTGAATTAAAAAAATTATTTATTTTTTCATTATTTATAGTTTTTAACGTATTTTTACTAGAAATATCATTTATTAAATTATTATAATCTATATTTTTTTTATCTTCAAAATAATCAAATATATATTTACTGTTATTTATAAAATAATCTTTTTTTTCCTTTTCAATTATATAAATTTGGTTTTTTATTTTTTGAATATCATTATTAATATTATCTTTATTTTCATAATTTTTTTTTTTATTTAGGGATTTTTCTAAATTTGCTAGTTTTTTTTTTAAATTTGGAATAAGAATATTATCATTATCACTAAATTTATTTAATAATTCTGTATGTTTATTATCTAATGTAACACTATTCTTATTATATTTATTCATATATATATTCATAACAATTGATTTAAATTTAAATTAAAAAAAAGAATATTAATTTAATTTAATTTAATTTAACAAAATTTTTTTCTTTATAAATATTATAAAATAAAAAATGGCTGGTGGACTTATGCAATTAGTTGCTTACGGGGCCCAAGATGTATATCTTACCGGTAACCCACAAATTACATTCTGGAAAGTTACCTATCGTCGTCACACTAATTTTGCTATGGAATCCATTGAACAAACATTCAACGGCCAAGCCGATTTTGGTCGCCGCGTTACCTGCACCATCTCACGTAATGGTGATTTAGCCTTCCGTACATATTTACAAGTTACATTACCTGAAATTAATCAAGAACTCAATACTGACGGAGATGTATTTGCCAGATGGTTAGATTTCCCTGGACATCAATTAATTTCTCAAGTTGAAGTTGAAATTGGTGGCCAACGTATTGACCGCCAATATGGTGACTGGATGCACATCTGGAATCAATTAACTTTATCCAAAGAACAAGAACGCGGATACTACAAAATGATTGGTAACACTACTCAATTAACTTACATCACAGATCCCACATTTGCTGATGTTGATGGTCCTTGCTCTGCCGATGGTGTTCGTCAAGTATGTGCCCCTCGCAATGCTTTACCCGAAACTACTTTATATGTTCCTTTACAATTCTGGTATTGCCGCAACCCAGGACTTGCTCTTCCTTTAATTGCATTACAATATCATGAAGTTAAAATTAACTTAGATATTCGCAATATTGAAGAATGCTTATGGGCGACCGATAACTACAATGGTCAAGGAGATAAAGTAAATGAAGCGTATAAACAATCATTAGCCGCTGCTTCATTATTTGTTGATTATATCTTCTTAGATACTGATGAACGCAGACGCATGGCACAAAATCCCCACGAATATTTAATTGAACAATTACAATTCACTGGTGATGAATCAGTTGGTTCATCGTCAAATAAAATTAAACTTAACTTAAATCATCCTTGCAAAGAATTAGTCTGGGTTGTTCAACCCGATTCCAATGTTGACTATTGCTCTTCCCTTCAAAAAGATCAAGCTTTAAATCAATTATTAGGCGCTCAACCATTTAATTTCACAGATGCTTATGATTCATTACCCAATGCTGTTCATGCTTTTGGTGCGCAAACATTAGTTTCTTCTACTGATTTCTTAAGTGCAAGTGGCTTCTTTAATGATTCAGAAGCACAGCAAGCCTCTGGGGGCGATACATCAACTGTATCTGATGCTGGAACATTTGTCTTGGCTGAAACTGCTTTAGATATGCACTGCTGGGGTGAAAATCCAGTTGTTGTTGCTAAATTACAATTAAATGGTCAAGA